GCTGTCTTGATTTTTTCCCCGGGGGAATTTTTGAGGTTTCAATCTCAGAAAAACTCTCGGGGAAGTTTCAAGAAGCATTTATATTCTAAGAAAAACTTTTAGTAAATTAATAGAAAGGAGTGTGAAAGTATGCCAAAAGGATCGGGAAATTCTCGAAGGCAAGCTCCTGCAGAGACTCCTGAAGCTAGAGAACAGCAACTAATCAACCTAGCAATGAATGCTGCTGAAGAAAAGTTGCGAAATGGCACTGCTTCAAACTCCATCATAGTTCATTTTTTGAAACTCGGTACTGCAAAAGCAGAATTGGAGAAAGCAAAGCTTCAGGCAGATGTAGAATTGGCAGAAGCCAAGACAGAAGGGATTAGACAACAGGCTAGAATAGAAGAATTATATTCTAAAGCAATTGAAGGCATGAAAACTTATCAAGGTAATACGTTTCAGGAGGAATACTACGATGATGAAGATGACTCGTAAGTCCTATCAAGAATTGGTAAGCATACCAAATTATGAAGACAGATACGAGTATCTTAAACTCGGAGGCTCTATTGGCGAGCTTACGTTCAATGGCCACCGATATTTGAATCAAAAGTTCTATTCCTCCGATCCAGAATGGAAGAGGATTAAGAGAGAAGTCATCATACGAGATAACGGTTGTGATATGGGTCATGAAGATTATCCAATCAATGGAGGTAGAATAATAATTCACCATATCAACCCAATCACAATAGAAGATCTAATTAATAGAGATCCAAGTATATTTGATCTCGATAATCTTGTATGTGTTTCTCATATGACACACAATGCAATACACTATGGGGATATTTCCCTATTACTTTTGCCACTTCCAGAGAGAAGAGCAAACGATACTTGCCCTTGGAGGTGATATTTTATGGACGAATCAATTCTCGAAACAATCAAGAAGCTCCTAGGAGCTAACAATGTAACAGAGTTTGATGAGGATATTCGTATCTTTATCAATGGTGCACTTAATACTCTTACACAGAATGGTGTAGGTCCTGCAACAGGATTCAGAATAACAGAAGAAGACGAATCATGGGATAAGTTTATTCCGCAGGATCACCCAGAATTGTATGAATTATGCAAAGAGTATGTATATTTGAGAACGAAGCTTCTCTTTGATCCTGGTTCAATGTCATCATATGCTATGAAAGCAATACAGGATCAGTTAACAGAGGATTTATGGAGAATCAGAGAACAGGTGGACCCTGCTGATATTTTTGAGGTGAATAAAGGAGAATAACTTATGCTATCCAACACAGCAGTCCCAATTTATTATGGACAATTCAGGGACGCTGTCATTGCTGGCCGCATCCCAGTAAATGAGAAGATTTCTCTTGAGATGAATCGAATAGATAGACTTATAGATGATCCACGTTTTTACTATGATGATGAAGCAATAAATGGATGGATACAGTTTTGTGAGAATGAGCTAACTCTTACAGATGGTTCTGATCTATATTTGTTAGATACTTTTAAACTTTGGGCAGAACAGCTTTATGGTTGGTTTTATTTTGCTGATAAATCAGTATATGAGCCAAGTAAAAACGGCCATGGAGGTCATTATGTCACAAGACGAGTAAAAAAGCGACTAACACAAAAGCAATATCTCATAATACCTAGAGGTGCTGCTAAAACAATGTATGATCTATGTATTCAAGCATATGGTTTAGTAATAGATCCTTCTTCTACACATGGAGTAACAACAGCACCAACAATGAAACAGGCTGAAGAAGTTCTTTCTCCTTTTAGAACAGCTATAGCTAGAGCAAAAGGTCCAGTATTTCAGTTTATGACAGAAGGATCCCTTCAAAACACTACTGGTTCTAAGGCAAATCGCCAAAAATTGGCATCAACAAAGAAAGGAATAGAAAATTTCCTTACAAATTCTCTTTTAGAGATTAGACCTATGAGTATTGACAAACTTCAGGGTTTAAGGAATAAGTATTCAACAGTTGATGAATGGCTTTCTGGTGATATTCGTGAAGACTGTGTTGGAGCTCTCGAACAGGGTGCTTCAAAATTGGATGATTATTGTATAGTAGCAACAAGCTCTGAAGGTACAGTTCGAAATGGAGCTGGAGATGATATTAAGATAGAGCTTAATAAGATTCTTAAAGGAGAATACTCAGCTCCTCATGTTTCTATTTTTTGGTATGGTTTGGATGATATTCGTGAGATTGAATTAGGAAAGACTAATCCTGAGATTTGGCTTAAAGCAAATCCAAATCTTGGTAAAACAGTATCATATGAAACATATTTGCAAGAAGTAGAAAGAGCAGAGAATAATCCAGCAGCTAGAAATGATATTATAGCGAAAAGATTCAACATCCCAATGGAAGGCTATACATATTTCTTTACTTATGAAGAGACTTTGCCTCAGAAAAGAAAAAGAGATTTTTGGGATATGCCTTGCGCCATGGGAGCAGACTTATCAAGAGGAGATGACTTCTGTGCTTTTACATTTTTGTTTCCTTTACCAAGAGAACAATTTGGTGTAAAGACTAGAAGTTATATTACTGATAGAACGTTAACATTATTACCACGATCTATGCGTGAAAAGTATGAGACCTTTATGCAAGAAGGAAGTCTTATAGTAATGCCTGGAACAGTTCTTGATATGATGCAAGTGTATGAGGATCTTGAGCAACACTACCTAACTAAAGGTTATGATATTCGTGCCTTTGGTTTTGACCCATATAATGCAAAAGAGTTTGTTAATAGATGGATTACTGAGAACGGTGAATATGGAGTTGAGAAAGTTATTCAAGGTTCTAAAACCGAATCAGTTCCTCTTGGTGAATTAAAGCATATGGCAGAAGATAGACTTCTATTATTTGACGAAGATCTCATGAGCTTTACAATGGGTAATTGTATAGTTCTTGTAGATAACAATGGTAATAGAAAACTCTATAAAATGCGAAATGATCAGAAGATTGATAATGTAGCAGCTCTTATGGATGCTTATGTTGCTTATAAACTTAATAAAGATAATTTTGAGTGAGGAGGAAAAATATGAATACTACATTCTATATAAAAAGAAATGATAGTGATATCGTTCATTATGGTGTTTTAGGCATGAAATGGGGCATTCGTAAATACCAGAATAAGGATGGATCATACACTAGAGAAGGATTAAGAAGATTTAATGCCTCAGAAAACCGTTACAATGAAGCAAAAAAAGCATATGAATTAAATAAGACTAGTGCATCAGCAAAAGAATTAAGAGCATCAAAAAAGCAGTTAAAAAAAGATTATAAACAATTAAAATTAGATGTTAGAGCTGATAAGGGAAAAGATTTATATGCTAAAGGAATAACAGCATATGAAATAGATAACTCAGTAAGCAATAAAGTGTCGAAGGTATTACAAGGAACAAGCGGCATATTATTTGCAACATATTTACATAGTAGTGGATATAAAATAGCATATGGTGAGAGTTTTTTAGATTCTGTTAGAATTAAAGTTGGGAATACTAGAATACCATTATCACAAGCAGTATTAGTTGGCGGATTAATAACTGGCGCATCCTCTGCTGGCATTAATATGTATAATAGAAATAAGAAAAAGCAGCTAAGAGCTTATTACGGCCATCATAGAGATTAAATAATTAATTGGTAATGGCGGACTTAAATGACATTAAGGGCGGGTCACCTTTTAGCGTCCACCATTTACCGCATCGCCATTAAGTCTAAAAGGTTTGGTAGGGAAACTTTATATTAAGGAGGATATATTTATGTCAACTTTTTATGTATATTCTTCTCCTTATTTAGCACATCATGGTGTAAAAGGCATGAAGTGGGGTATTAGAAAACAAAAAGATTTAATAGGAAGACAGCCAGCAGTAAAAAAAACAACTTCTTCTATTGATAAAAAGAAAGTAGCTAGAAATATTGCTATTGGTGTTGGAATTACAGCTGCTGCAGCATCTGTTACATATTTAGCTTTAAAAAAAAGACCATTTACTGATCATATTTTGACAGCTTCTAATTATATTACAAGCCTTGGAATAAAAGAAAATAGTATAAATATTGTGAATGGTATTGTAGAAAAAATAGATCCTGAAAAATTTGATAAAGGAGTTACATATTTTAGAAATGGAGTTAAATTAGCTAAACAGGGTGCTAGAATTGTTGGAAAAATAATGGCTGTTAAAGCTGCCTTTGATACTACAAAATCAGCGATTCAAATAGCTAGAGGAAAGAAAACACTTAATGAAGTACTAAGACCTGCCACAAGTTCTGGAAAAAAACAAGGATTAGTAAAAACAGCAGCCGGTTTAGCAATTGGAAATACATCAACGTTAGATGTTATATCTAGAACTAAAGTAGGAGATGAGAAAATAACAAAAGCTATAAATAAAGCTCAAGATAAAATAGACGCCATTAGAGATAAAAGGAGGAATAATAAATGAGTAATATTTTTTATTGTGAATCTTCTTATTTAGCACATTATGGTGTCAAAGGTATGAAGTGGGGTATCCGTAGATATCAAAATTATGATGGCACATATACAAAAACTGGTAAAGCAAGATTAAAATTATCAGATAAAAATAAAGAAATTTTAAAAAAGGTTGCTATAACAGCTGGAATTGCTGCTGGATCGGCAGCCGTTATTGCTGCGGCATATTATGGAGCCCCATATGTTCAAAGGAATATTTTAGGTATAACTATAAGAGCAGGGCAAACACTTCAAACACTAAGTGCTGATCCAAATAGAATACAAAATGGAGCAGATTATTATGCTGCTATAAGAAAAGGTGATAAAGAACGATATAAAGCTAGATGGGGGCAAGCAGTAAAGATAAACTGGGGAAATGCAGATTCTTTAATTACTAAAGAGAATAAATTTAATATAGAACAAAAGGCAATTAAAAAAGTAAAAATAGCACCAAGAAATAAAGCAGCAAAAGTAATGAACGAATTGATAAAAAAAGATGATGATTTTGCATTATATGCTAAAGAGCAATTAGCAAAACAGGATTCAGCATTGTTTGGTGGAGGAGCATACCAAGAGCATGCAAAATTATTCAGAGAAATAAGAAAAAATCCATCTAAACTTTATAATTTAAATCCAAAAGAACAAAGATTGGTATTTGAAGCAGTAAATGTTCAACATATAGAACACGATCCAAGAGCAAATCCTTTAATACAAGCATTAAAAGAAAAAGGTTTCGGTGGGATGATTGATACTAATGATGCTAAGTTAAGAGGGGGTTCCCAATTTAATACAAATGCCGTAATAATTTTTGGAGGAAATAAGGATATTATACAAGATAGTGTTAAAAAATTATCGGATGTTGAAATAAATAATGCAAAAACAATAGATAAATACATAGATATAGCAACAAATAATATGTATAAATCCCCGGCAGCAGCAGCCTTGGTTGCTACCCCTGTCTCAGCAATAGCGTTTACGAGTAAAAGTAAAAATACAAATATTAAAAAATAAAAGGAGGACAGAAAATGAGTAATGTTTTTTATTATAATTCTCCTTATTTGATACATTATAATCATCGTCACGATCCAAAAACAGGTAGATTTGCACGAGCAGGATTTAATATTGGAGGAGCCTTTCAAAGAAATATTAAACAAGGTAAAGGAAAAGAAAATATTTCCCCAGCTGAATCTGTAACAAGATCAGCAGAACAAGGTATTAAAGGAACTAAACAATCTATTGATAGTGCTATAAGCTTAAGAAATAGAATAAATAGAAAAAAGTATCAAAAAAATGTTGATCTATCTAAAAAGAGCGACGAAGAAATGAGGAAATATATAAATCGAGTTAATCTTGAACGACAATACATTGATGCTATAACACCGCAGGCAAAAAATGAGGGACTTGAATATACAAGTGATATTATTGGTATTATAGGCGGTATAGCTTCAATAGCAACATCAGCAGCTATAATTGCAGCGGTAGTAAAAGGTAGATGATAAATAATGGTGTACTTAAATGACATTAAGGGCGGGTCACCTTTTAGCGTCCACCATTTACCGCATCACCATTAAGTCTAAAAGGTTTGGTAGGGAAACTTTATATTAAGGAGGATATATTTATGCCTAGAAAGAAGATATCATTTGATTTGGAAGATAAGTCTTCTGTTAAGCCTATTTCTTTTAAGGAAAAAGATGCTCGAATGATTACAGATGAGAAGATTTACGCTGAAGATTCTAAAGAATCTTTAATAGTTGGTGTTGCTATGGCTGGAGAGATTGTAAGAATTCTTGAGCAGTCAATATCGTCAGATCACATGACAAAGATAAGGACCAATATTACTAATAGAACAGGATATGTAAATCCAAAATCATTATTGTAATTAATTGGTAATGGTAGATTTCAATGACATTAAGGGCGGGTCACCTTTTAGCGTCCACCATTTACCGCATCGCCATTAAGTCTAAAAGGTTTGGTAGGGAAACTTTATAAAATATAAGAAAGGTGAAAAAGATGGTAGTTTTATCAGGGTAAAGGAGGTTAATCAATGCCAACGTTTGCAGAAAGAGTAAAAAACTCATGGAATGCATTTCTTGGTAGGGATACGACAGTAAGAAGTTACTATTATAATGGTTTTTCATCAAGACCAGATAGAGCCAGATTATCAAGAGGTAATGATAAATCAATCATAGCTTCAATATATAATCAAATAGCAGTGGATGTAGCAGCAATTAATTTTAGACATGTAAGAGTTGACGAGGAAGATTACTACGTAGAAGACATAAAAGATAGTCTTAATAATATTTTCAAAATGAATGCAAATCTCGATCAAACTGGTCGACAGTTTATTCAGGATTTAGTCATTTCAATGATTGATGAAGGTGCAGTAGCAATAGTCCCAACAGATACATCTGTTAATCCTTTAATTAATACTGCTTTTGATGTATATTCATGTCGTGTTGGTAAAATTGTTGGGTGGTTACCTCAACAGGTTGTTGTAGAAGTTTACAATGAACTTACTGGTAAAAAAGAACAATTAACCCTACCTAAAAGAATCATACCAATAGTTGAGAATCCTTTTTATATGGTAATGAATGAGCCAAATTCAACGCTCCAGCGACTTTTAAGAGTTCTTAATCAGATTGATAGACTTAATGAACAGAACGCTGCAGGTAAAATGGATTTGATAATACAGGTTCCATATAGTATTAAAGGACAAGCTAGAAGAAATCAGGCGGAAGATCGTCGAAAAGAAATCGAAGCTCAACTTACTGGTTCTCAGTATGGTATTGCTTATATAGATGGTACAGAAAGAGTAATTCAGCTTAATAGAGCTGTTGAAAATAATCTATGGAATCAAGCAAAAGATCTTCAAGAGGAATTGTACAATCAGCTCGGAATGGCCAAATCTATCTTTGATGGTACAGCAGACGAAAAAACAATGCTAAATTACTATAATAGAACTATTGATCCAATCTGTACTAGAATTGTAGAAGCAATAATTTACAAATGGTTTACCACAACAGCAATCTCACAAGGACAATCCCTTAAATACTTTAGAGATCCGTTTAAACTTGTTCCTGTTGAACAGCTTGCTGAGATTACTGATAAGTTTACCAGAAATGAAGTTCTTACTAAGAATGAAATTAGATCTATTATTGGTAAGAAACCCTCAGATGATCCTAAGGCTGATATGTTACGTAATAGTAATATTAATCATCCTGAAGATCAAATGGAAGCAGAAGCTGAAATGAATCCAGCTATGCAAAATGAACAAAATTTTCAAAATGATGATCAACAGTTTGATAATTCAGGAAGTATAACGTCTGATACAAAATTGACAGATTTGTTATAAAAATGAATTAATCTAACTATTTATCATAAATTTTTACAGGAGGCATGACAATGTCAGTAACAGGTTATGATTTTTGTGGCTGGGCCACAAAGAATGATCTTAAGTGTGCCGACGGTCGTGTTATTAGACATGGGGCATTTACTGCTAATGACGGTAAAAAGGTACCCCTTGTTTGGAATCATCAGCATAAATCGCCAGATTGTGTTCTTGGTCATGCAATTCTTGAGAATCGTGATGATGGTGTTTTTGCTTATGGTTTTTTTAATAATACACCTGCTGGTCGGGATGCAAAAGAACAGGTTAAACATGGAGACATAGAGTCTCTAAGTATTTGGGCTAATAATCTCCAGCAGATGGGTTCTGATGTATTGCATGGTGTGATTAGGGAAGTTAGTCTTGTACTTTCTGGTGCTAATCCTGGTGCATTTATTGAATCTGTTGCTCATTCTTCTGAACCTATTGAAGAATGGGAAGATGAAGGTATTTTCTATACTGGTGAGGAGATTAGTTTAGAACACAGTGAACCAATTCAGATGACAGAAGAAAATGAAGATGAAGAACAGAAGACATCTGAAGAAAAGGAAACATCTGAAGAAAAGGAAGAACTGGCACATTCAAATGATAAAGGAGAAGAAGAAATGGCGGAAGCAAAAGAAGGAAAGACAGTACAGGATGTTCTCGATACAATGAATGAAGAGCAGAAGACAGTAATGTACGCACTTATCGGACAGGCAATCGAAGATGCTAAGTCTGGAAAAATTAATGATAATACGGAGGATGAAGAAATGAAGCACAATATTTTCGAAGGAACAGCAGCTGATCAGGGTAATTTCCTTAGCCACTCTGATATTCAGTCTATTTTCACAACGGCTAAGAAGACTGGTTCATTGAGGGATGCATTTGAGGCTTATACAGATGGTGGTGAGCTCGCTCACTCAATCGACACAACAGGTATGGACGTAGCAGTTGGCGAATCTACTTATGGTTTTAATGATCCTGATATGCTCTTCCCTGAGTATAGATCTGTAAATGGCGTTCAGCCTGAATTTATTTCTAGAAGGCAGGAGTGGGTTGATGTTATTATTAGGGGTGTTCATCGTACACCTTTCTCTAGGATCAAGACAACCTATGCTAATATTACAGAGGATGAGGCAAGAGCTAAGGGTTATATTAAGGGTAATCAGAAGGTTCCAGAGGTATTCTCAACACTTAAGAGAACAACTGATCCTTGCACTATTTATAAGCTTCAGAAGATGGATCGTGATGATATCATTGATATTACTGATTTTGATGTAGTTGCTTGGATTAAGTCTGAGATGAGAATGATGCTTGATGAGGAAATCGCTCGTGCTATCCTTATCGGTGATGGAAGACTTCCTGATTCTAATGATAAGATTCCTGAGGATCATATCCGTCCTATTGCTACAGATGTACCTCTCTATACAATTAAGTTTGGTGTAGTTGGTGAGAAGGATGCAAACGGAATACTTACAACAGCTACAGTTAAGCAGTTCATGGATGATTGTGTAAGAGCTCGTAAGGCATATAAGGGTTCTGGTAATCCTGTAATGTTTACAACTGAGGATGTTATGACTGAGATGCTTCTTCTCAAGGATGATATCGGCCACCCTCTTTATGCTTCTAAGGAAGCTATTGCTACAGCACTTAGAGTTTCAAGGATTGTTACTGTTGAGCCTATGGAGGGCCATCAGATTACAATTGGTTCTGCTCAGAAGGATCTTCTTGCTGTCATTGTTAATCTTAATGACTACAATGTTGGTGCTGATAAGGGAGGAGCAGTCAATTTGTTCGATGACTTCGATATTGACTTTAACAAGTATTCATATCTGATTGAGACACGTTGCTCTGGTGCTATGACTAAGCCTTTTGCAGCTATCTCTATGTATCTTGATGCTCAGTGATATTTTTTGTGAATAACAGGCTATGTTAATTACTGATTCGGACTTTTAATCTTTTCCTGACAGGTCGGTGATTAGCATAGCCGTTATTTATATTTTGGAGGATTACTATGAAGTTTGTAGGAAAGATTGGTTTTTGGATCGCGGATAGAGAGATCAAACCTGGTCTATTTGAACCTGGCATAGTAGAAAAAGCATACACTGGTGATGTTTCAAGAGATAATAGACACTGGAATGAATCTAGTGAGAGTCTTAATTCTAATTACAGGGTTAATAACGAGATCAGTATATTATCCGATCTTTATGCAAGACAGAATTGGCAATCTATCCGTTATGTTCTTTGGAATGGGACATATTGGTCTGTTAGTAGCGTTTCTCTTGGATATCCTAGAGTTACAATAGTACTTGGAGGTGTCTATGATGGAGAAAGAGCTTAAATGGGAACAGCTAAGAGACCAATTATATTTGGTAAATAATACAAAGAATGTGTATTATAATCCATCTTCATCTATTAAGATGGAATTTCCATGTTTTAGATTTGAAATGAATAATTTGGATGTTAAACATGCTGATAATAAGGCATATGCTCGCAAGAATAGATGGGCAGTTACTTATATTTCTAGAAGTCTTGAAGACATAGAAAAAGTACAAAATGAAATGCTTGATATTTTTCAGTATTGTAATTTTGACACTTCATTTAGAGCTGATAATCTAAATCATGCAGTTTTCAATTTATATTTTTAATAGGAGGACAGTATTATGTCAAAGATTGTTTGGGATCAGTCTGGTGAAAAACTGTACGAAACTGGTGTAGATCGTGGAGTTGTTTACCCTAAGACTTCAGGTGCTTATCCTTCCGGCTATGGTTGGAATGGTCTTACTTCTGTAGAGGAGTCTCCTTCTGGTGCAGAAGCTACAGCTCTTTGGGCTGATAATATTAAGTATCTCAACCTTATTTCTAATGAGGAGTTTGGTTGTACAATTAATGCCTATACATTCCCTGAGGAGTTCAAGGAGTGTGATGGTACTAAGTCTGCTGCTAATGGTCTTGTAGAGATTAGTGGTCAGACAAGAAGGTATTTTGGTTTCACATATCGTTCACTTGTTGGTAACGATGAAGTTGGTACTGATTACGGTTATAAGATTCATCTTGTTTATGGTTGTTCTGCTGCCCCTTCTTCTAAGACCCGTTCAACAACGAATGATTCTCCGGAGGCTCAGGAGTTCTCTTGGACAGTAACAACTACACCAGAGAAGATTTCTAAGCTTGATGCTAGTGGAAAGCCTTTTAAGCCTACAGCACATATCGTAATTGACTCTACAAAGTTTACTACAACTGCTCAGAAGGCTCTTCTTACTTCTCTTGAAGGTATGCTTTATGGAACAGATGGAACAGCTACATTTACAGCAGTAGATACAACAGAGACACCTACCCCTGTTGAGGGTACCGATTATTATGTAAAGACTGGTACAGGTGATACAGAAGCTGATTACCAGAAGGTAACAGTAACAGAGTGGGAATCTGGTACTACATACTATACAAAGTCTGTTACAGGTGGAACAAACCCTTATCTGCCTCTTCCTGATGCTGTTATTACAGCATTGACAGCTTCCTAATTTCAAAATGAAGCATTATTTCTAAACATTAACAAGGAGAAGCAGGTCTCCTAAATCTAGACGCTGCAACAGATAATAATTATTCTGTTGATTACAGGCAAGCCGGCATGTGCCCAGCGTCTTTTATTAATTACGAAAGGATTATAACATTATGTGGAAATTTATAGCAGAATACGAAGATTTTGATGGTAATAAAAGAAAGAGAGAACTGTTGTTTAATATTACCAAGTCAGAACTTAGAGATTTAAATTTTTCTGTAAATGGTGGAATTGATAAGTATTATAATGATATTATCAATTCAGGAGATACAAAAGAAATATATAATGCATTTGTAGAAATTATTAAGATCTCATATGGTAAGAAGTCAAATGATGGTGAACATTTTATTAAGTCTGAAGAAGTATTTAATGATTTTAAATCATCTATGGCTTTTGATGTTTTTATGGATTATTTGCTTGAAACAGAAGATGGAGCAGTAAAATTTATAAATGGTATAATACCAGCACAGCTAGCAAAAGAATTAAATAAAGAATAAACATTCTTTTTGGAGGTAGAGAATGTTAAAGATAAAGATACCAGAACAAGATTTATGGGATGAAGAGCAGGAAAAATTTATTCCTATAAAGAAAGAAGTAACTTTAATGCTTGAACATTCTCTACTTTCTATTTCTAAATGGGAACAAATTTGGAAAAAACCATTCTTATCAAAACAAGAATTAACAGAAGAAGAATCACTAAGTTATATACAATGCATGTGTATAAATGGAATAGAAGATATAAAATATTATAAGGCTCTTACTAAAAAAGATTTATTATTAATAAATAAGTATTTAGAAGATCCAATGACGGCCACATTTTTTAATGAAAAAAAGAAAAAAGAAAAGAAAAGAATAATAACTAATGAATTAATATATTATTGGATGATAGCATGCAATATTCCAAAAGAATGTGAAAAATGGCATATAAATAGATTATTAACTTTAATAAAAGTATGTAATGAAGAAACAGAAGCTCAAGAAAAGAATTATAAAACAAAAGGTAAAAGGCCATCTAAATCATATATATCAGAAAGAGATGCCCTAAATGCAATAAGAAGAGAAAAAATGCATTCAAGGGGGTGACCTTAAATGAATAATAAGACGATTAAAATAATATCTAAAGGAAATTTTAATAAAACTGAAAAATTTTTTAATAGATTATTAGAGCCATTCAAAATGAGTGACTTTGATAAATATGGAAAAATGGGAGTAAAACTTTTATCAGCTAATACTCCAGAAGATACTGGTTTAACAGCATCTTCATGGTCATATGATATAGTACATGATAAAGGAAAACTATCTATAATATGGTCAAATAGTAATGAAAATGACGGACAAGTAATAGCAATATTATTACAATATGGCCACGCAACAAATAATGGAGGATATGTTAAAGGACGAGATTATATTAATCCAGCATTGCAGCCATTATTTGATAAAATGTTAGATGATATATGGGAGGAGGTAATTCATGCATGAGTAGAACTGTAGAAAATAGAGTTGTAGAGATGCAATTCGATAATAAACAATTTGAAGAAGGAATTGCCGAATCTCGTAATTCAATACAGCAGTTAGACAAAGATTTACAATTTGATAATGCATCAAAAGGACTTATAAATCTTAGTGAATCAATTAATAGCTTAGATTTAACAAATATAGAAAATGGAGTCATAGCTCTTCAAAATAGATTCTCAACATTTGGAATCGCTGCGATGCAAATTATTGAGAATATAACAAGCTCACTGATTAGCAAGTTTACTAGTGGAGTATCTGCTGTTATTGGGCAAATAACATCTGGAGGTTATGCCAGAGCTACAAATATTGAAAATGCAAGATTTTCATTACAAGGACTTTTAAAAGATGAGAAGAAAGTTCAGGATGTAATGGATGTTGCAATGGACAGTGTTGATGGAACTGCATATGGTTTTGACCAAGCAGCAAATGCAGCATCAATGTTTGTTACAACTGGTATGTCTGCTGCTCAGTTAAAAGGACCATTAAAAGCAGTTGCAGGTGTAGCTGCACAGACAAATTCTGAATATTCTAGAATAGCCGATATATTTACAACTGTTGCTGGTAATGGTCGTGTAATGGGTGATCAGCTTAGACAATTTTCAGTAGTTGGACTTAATGCAGCTCAAGTTATAGCCGATTATATTAATAGTGATAAGAAATTAAGAAAACAATTTAATGTTGGAAATAAAGCTACAGAAGCTGAAATAAGAGAATTAGTAAGTAAAGGTAAAATAAGTTTTAGTGTATTTTCAAAAGCAATGGAAATTGCCTTCGGTGATCACGCAAAAGATGCAAATAAAACATTTAATGGTGCAATGAGCAACATTAAGGCAGCTCTATCAAGAATCGGTGCCAATTTTATACAGCCTTTAATTAAACAAGAAGGACCATTGGTTAGATTATTTAATTCAATAAGAATTGCAATAAATGCTATAAATAAAGGATTAAAACCATTTTATAATACTTTTGTTAGTGTTGTTACTTCCGTTGCTAGCTGGATAGCTAAAATCTCAAAGATTACTGAAAATGGAACCGAATATATTGTTGTTCGTTTTGATAGTTTCATGACATCAATAAATTCAATATTTTATGCATTGAATTGGGTTGCCGAAAGTTTATTTAATTCTTTTAGTAAATTTTTTAAATTACCAACCATAAAAACATTAAATGATATGATATCAAAATTTTGGTTTCTCTCTAAGGAAATCGAAAATTATATTATTAATAATAAACAATTAATAAAAATATTTGATGGTTTGGCTGCTGGTTTTAATATAATAAAAAATATTTTTGTATCTGTATTTACAATAATAAAAAACGTTGTAAAAGGTTTAGCTCCTTTAGGAGAACAGTTATTAGAAATATTAGGGATATTTGGTACTAAGTTAACTGGAATAAATAATTGGTTAACTTATACTGAAACACTAAATAAAATAGTAGATAAAGTAACCGATATTTTAAATCCTTTCATTTCTTTAATAACTAGTGTATATACAATAATAAAGAATTCATTCAAAGCAACTGGTGGTGGAGCAGCAGGAATAATACAATCTTTCTTTGGTATATTAATCCGATCTATAACATCTACCATGCATGCTATAGAAGAACTATTGGGTATAGACCTTTCAACTCAAATAGGTTTTGTTATAAATAAATTATTGAGTTTAAGAGATGTTATAAAGTTAAGTGCCCCATTTTTTGATAATTTTATAAATTTCTTTAAAGATTTTGGAAAGATAATATATAATTCATTCATTTCAGCTGGTGGAGGTTTGGATGGATTAGTAAATGCCATATTTAATGTTATGACAAGAGCAGTTACAACATTAATGCATGCATTTGAAGACTTAACCGGCGTAGATTTGTCAAAATATTATGGAAAAGTAATATTATTTTTTAAAAAAGCAAAAGAGACGGTTCTTGGAGCAAGAGATGGTATACAAGAACTTAAAGATAAAATAAAAGAAAAATGGGAATCAAAAGAATTTGAAGGTATCCGTAATTTATTTGAAAATGTTATAGAAACTTTAAAGAATTTAAGGCAAACATTAGCTGATACTATTGATGGAATGAATAATAGATTTGCTAATATTGATATAGAAAGTTTACGTGGTGTATTTGGTGGCATACTTAAATTTTTAATAAATGCTGGTAATGTTATAAGTGTTGTATTAGAAACAATATGGAATGCTATATCCCCTTTCTTAACAGATTTAACCACTGCATTAACACAGGGTGATATACAGAAAGTATCTGAAATATTTAGTTCTTTATTAACTGTATTGGCCGGATTCAGAGGTTTTCAAGTTTATAATGCACAAATAGGATGGATTATAGATTTATTTACAAAAGAATTACCAAATATGATGACGACATTAGCCAATGCAATGAACAATACTGCAAAAATGCCTACGACATTGTCAAAATGGCTTAATGCTCAAACAGAAAATATTAAATATAAACAAGTACAAACGGTTGCCGCGTCAATATTAATGATAGCCGGAGCGGCATACCTATTATCAAAAATACCAGAAGAAGATTTACTTAAATCTATGATTGCAGTAGAAACTTTATTAGCTTCTGTTGCTGGTATAATGTATGAATTAAGTATGCTTAGTAGTCCTAATAGGGGTTTTGCTGGTCCTATATTAGCATTATCAATTGGTGTTTTATTACTTGCAGCATCTATGAAAATGCTGTCAAAAATAGATGAATCAGCTTTAGAAAATTCATTTAATGCTATTATTGGTTTATTAGCAGGTATTACAGCAGCTATTACTGCTTTAACAGCCGTAGAAGGAAATCTTACAAAAGTAGCTGGAACAATGATAGCTCTTGGTGTTGCTATTGTATTGATGGCTGCTTCTCTTAAAATGCTTGCTAAACTTGATCCAGATGCACTATCAAGAGGATTTTTGGCTATAACTGGTTTGATAGCTGATATAACTACAGCTTTAATGCTATTGATGGCAGTTAGTTCTAATGGAGGAACATTATCAAAAGTTGCAGGTTCAATGATAGCTATTGGCATAGCTATGGTATTAATGGCCGCTTCTCTTAAAATGCTAGCTAAATTAGATCAAGATGCTCTTGGAAGTTCCTTCATGATAATGACATTTATGTTGTTAGAAATGGTTGGAGCATTAGCGGCTTTAGCTATGTTAAGTAAAAGTGGAGCTAATGTATCTAAGGCAGCCGCTACAATGATTATAGCTGCTATAGCAATAGCAATACTTAGTTCCGCCCTTGCTAAAATGACTCAAGAAATAAATCCAGATAATGCTGCAGCTGTTTTAATTGTTCTTGGTTTGGCATTAGCTGAATTAGCAATAGCATTAACTTTTATGCAAGATTCATTAGCTGGAGCTGCAGCTTTAGTTATAGCATCTGTTGCTCTTTTAATGATGGCTAAAGCTTTTGAAACGATAGGATCATTAAGCGCTGAGCAAATACTAATGAGCATAATAGCAATGGCTGCTGCTATAGCTATATTAGTGCTTGCTGTTGTTGGATTAACTATGATACCAGGTGGTGCTGCTGTTTTACTTGCTATAGCTGCCGCATTATTAATGGTTGGTCTTGGTTTTATGGCCATGGGTGCTGGTGTAGCATTAATTGGCGCTGGTTTGCTTATGATTAATGCTGCATTGATAGCCTTTGCAGCAACAAACGGTGTTGTTTTATCAAATGCATTGGGTAATTTCGTCATATTCTTACAAGGATTAAGAGTAATTATTCCATTAATAGCTGCAATAATAGTAGATGTTATAGTTGCTATTGCAAAACAGATACAACTTAGATTTGATATAATGCTTGATGTATTTAGATCAATTGTAATCAAAATACTTGATGTTTTAATAGAATTACTTCCTAAGTTAGGGGAATTCCTTATAACATTAGTTAATTTTGTATTTGATGTACTTAATTCTTTAATACCAAGATTAATAGAATTTCTTGAAGTTGTCCTTGATAATGTATTGAATTTCTTAGCATGGGCCTTACCTAGAATTTGGGAATTCGTAGCTGATTTATTTACAAATTTAATGAATGTAATTGGCGAAAAAGGACCTCAATTAGCTGAAGCCGCAGCTGACATGTTCATTAATCTAATAAATGGAATGGCTGATGTAATAGAAAGAAAAGAACCAGAATTGAAAGAAGCAATAAATCATTTAATTGAGGTTTGTTTAAATGCAATAAAGGATCTTTTAGGATTAAATGGAACAGAACCAGTAGGTACTGGAATATTCAATCAGTTTGTATTAGATATGATAACTGGTATGAGAGAAAAGGAGCTTGAACTATTAGCTCAATGTGTTTCTCTTATTCAGGGCGGAATAGATGCTTTAAAAGAAAAGATAACAGAATCTTTTGAAATAGGTAAGAATTTTATACAAGGTCTCATTGATGGTATTAAAGAAAAAGTATCTGCTTTAACAGAGGCAGTAGGTAATGCAGGAGCAGATGCAATAGAAGCATTAGTAGAGGTATTTGATACCCACTCACCTTCAAGGGTAACAGAATTAATTGGTGAAAATTTTGACCAAGGTTTAATAAATGGTATAATTAATCTTTCAGATAAAATAGCAAAAGCTGCTGAAGGATCTGGAACTAAGGCATTAGATCAGTTTGCAATAATAACTGATAAGATCTATGCATTATTAGACGATGATTTGGATTTTAATCCAGTAATTACTCCAATATTGGATGATAGTAATTTAAAGTCTGGATTAAATGATATTAATGGTATGATTAGTAATACTAGATTAAATGCCAATGGATCCTATAATTTTGCTAGTAATATTGATTCTGAAAAAGTATACGATGATGTATTATCCGAAACAAGTGAATCAAATCCGGTTGTCAACTTCACACAAAACAACTACTCACCTGAGTCATTGTCTAGGATTGATATTTATAGGGATACCAAGAATATCCTTAGCAATCCTTCAGCAATTTCTCAGATAGTAACAGCCCTTAAGTAATTTATATTTGGAGGTATAATCCATGATTAATACAATCACAATAACTAATTCTAGAAATGAATCAGTTATTCTTGATTTATTCGATCCTTTCTCTTCTGGATTTGCTATTCAGCAGGTCGATGGTTTGGGTCCTGTAAATACTAATATTAATACAGCTGATTATGCCTACAAACCTGGGGCATTTTATTTGGGTTCTAGACAGAGTACTAGGAACATCGTATTTGATTTGGTGTTCCTAGATACTGTCGGAACTATAGAGCAGGTAAGACACCTCTCATATCAATATTGGCCTATTGGTGAACGTATTGATATTTTAGTCAGTACAGATACACGTGAGCTATACACCAATGGTTATGTTGAGTCTAATGAACCTGCCATTTGGGATGCGGAGCACGAGGGATGCCAGATTTCAGTTATCTGTGAATCCCCGTTCTTCGTTTCTCCAAATATTAATGTAAATAAGCTTTCTGATATCCGGAATAGCTTTCATTTTCCTTTTGCATCAACTGAAGATCCCGAATTGACCTTTGGTTATGCTGATGTTCACGATTATATTGTAGCTGTGAACAATGGTGATGTTGAAACTGGGGCTATATTTGAGCTTAGGCCGTCGGTCCCAGTTGACAACATCTCTATATTTAGATATGGTGTAACAGAGCCTATATTTAAGATAAAGAATACTCTTGAAGCTGGAGATGTATTAACAATTAATAGTGAGACAGGAAGTAAGTCAATTACTCTTAGAAGGAATGATAAAGAGTATAATGCTATTAATTATCTTGATTATTCAAATGGAATAATATGGCCTACACTTAGAAGAGGTGATAATGCATTTAGTGTAGCATATACATCATTCCAGACAAGCTCACAAATAGCAACTATTCCAACATATTCTATGCAGTTGCTTGATGTTCTTGGTAATTCATTCTTTTCTTCTATAAAGATGGAATTTGATAGCTTTTCGCCTATTAAGTCCATTAATACCTATAGAAGTGGATCTGATCAGTCATCTTATGACACATTTAAGACTGATATTTTAACTGAAACATACAAAGTAACAACTGATAAAAGCCCTCAAGCGGGGACTACATATTATATAAAAACAAGTGAGAATCCAAATGTATATGAAGTGGCCGTAATAGTTAAAGGTTTTACACCTGGAGTAACATATTATGTAAAGACTGAGTCTGGATATTCTGGATTTTATAAGGGAACTTTTGATCCTATATCTGGGGTAATAAGTTCAACTCATGATATTGCCACTGCAAAATCATATTCTTCTGTTTCTAGTGAATCAGCAGGTGGTGGAATTTACTATCATATTTTTAGTGGTGGCCCTTTCACTCAGGAAGAACTCCAGTCAATGTATGATAGAGATGGTTCGAGTTGTAATGAAAATTATATTTTTGGTGGTCATTACCCTCCAGAAACTCCAGCACTTAATACTGTTTATATTCAGAAGAAAACAACTGGAAAGGCAACAACTTATCACCTCATAATAACAAACGATACATATTTAACAACCCCTAGTGTTGACGGATTGAAAATAAGGTATCCAAAAGCATCCCCATTAGAATTATATTTTACCACAGTATCAATTATTGCATACTCTGGTGAGAATAATATATGGAATGATACAAATTATGGGACTGATATTCGTGGTAATATAACTGAGATTGATTATAGAACCCCTATTACAGGTTCCGACCAGCTAACACTAACAATTAAACATAAAAACAAATACCTTGGCGTTTAAAGGAGGACAACCATGGCAGTTACTGGATATTTTTACAATGCCCTTAAAGACGAACAGGGTAATTATGATAGATTATATAATGATGAAGATTTTTGTAATTATTTGAATAAGGTTATTGGTAATGGTATATTTCCTAATCCATCGGATCAGTTCGAGGTATTTAAGAGCCCGACGTCAATGCATCTTATAGTTAATCCTGGTGAATCTTGGATTAATGGTCATAAGGTTATAAATGATGCCACTCTTGATCTTACAGTTACTGCTGCAGACAATGTATATGATAGAATTGATCGTGTTGTTGTTTGTAGTGATTCTGAGAATAGAATTGGATCTGTTTATGTTAAGACTGGAATCCCTTCATCGGAGCCTTATGCTCCTGAACTTGTAAGAACTGATGATAAGTATGAGCTTGGTATTGCTACAGTTCTTGTAAAAGCTAATGCAACACAGCTCGGAACTCTTACAGATACAAGACCGGATTCTGATGTTTGCGGTTGGGTCTCTGGACTTATTCAGCAGGTTGATGTATCAACAATTTACAATCAGTGGCTTGCTGCTTATACATCTCTCTATGACCAGATGTTAGTTTGGCAAGGAACAATGCAGAATGAATTCGAGTCATGGCTTTCAACATTGACTTCTCAATTAGTTGTAGGAGCATACATTGACACATATAGAAAGGTTGTAACTGGTGGTCCTACTGTTTCTAACATAGTTCCACTCGATATGCTTAATTACACCTATTCTGTAAAGGATGTATTCCTTGTTTATCTTAATGGTTTCATGCTTACAAGGTATACGGATGCAAGTACACCTTATGATTATACGATCCAGTCAAATGTTACACCTCCAACACTTACTATTAGCGGTAATTTGTCTGGAGGAAACACTCTTGAGATTATTGTCATCAAGTCTAACATGACAAACATTACAGAAGATGATGGCGATGAAGTTGAGTATCCAATAAATTCATAATAAAGGGGGTTTTCTAATTCATGGCTAAAAAGTACTATGAAGAGCAGTACATAAATAATACTGCCATAGCAATAAAGAACAAACTTCCTAATGCTGGAACCTTTAAAGTAAGAGAATTTGCTGGATTGATTAATGATATGGCTACTTTAGAGGTAGAGAGTAAGGATATTAACTTTTACGACTATGATGGTAGACGATTATATGCTTACACTTTAGAAGAAATACAATTATTAGAAGAACTTCCACCGTTGCCGTCACATGTTGGTCTTACTTGCCAAGGTTGGAACTGGACACTACCTCAAATAAAAGCAGCAAGATGCCCATTAGAAGTAGGCTCGTTATTTATAACAACTGATGGAGCTACAAAATTGTTTATTGAAATTCCAGATGATAATTATACATTCTATCTTAGATTTAGAACAACAACTGCTCAAGCTGCTGATATTGATTGGGGAGACGGTTCACAAAAAACGGTATCAAATGATTCTACAGATTATCAAGCCTATCAACATATATATGAAAATAAAGGACCATATACTATTTCAGTTTCATTTAATTCATCAGCTACAAATAGTACTAACGTGTTATTTGGTTATAACTTTTCATCTGATGCAGTTAATAATAGACCTATTATTGGCGACGATATTTCTGGAGACATGCCAGATCCGTCAAAAGACACATTGAAAAAAATGTACTTTGCACAGAGAATGGGTCCAGCTAGATTCTGCTTTTTTTATTGTGGTATTGAGTGTTTTACTACGCCAGCTGAATGGTTCCCTTATTCTCCAACTTTACATTTTAGAGATAATTGGAATAAATTTTCTAATGCGTATAAGTTAAAAATACTAACGATTCCAAATGAAATAGATGTTAATGATAATAGTGTATTTAGTAATTTGTGGGGATTAAAAATTTTTTCTGCTGGTTATGGCATTGGACTTGATTATGATACAATCGGTGGCCCTGCATCACTATCAAATTTAAAAATATATATGTGCTGTCCAAATTCATCTGGAAGGACTATATCAGTTACAAATAGTATGGTTATTGAAAAAATTTCTGTTTTACATAACTGTATATATATGGATTCTGATGTAATACAACAAAATTATAATCAATACAAACATGTTAAAGAAGTATATATGCTTGCTCAAACACAAGTTCCAACATTTTCTGCAGTCAGTATGAACCCTTTTATGAAAATATATGTTCCATCCTCATTATACGAGGATTGGATAGCAGCATCTGGTTGGTCAGATTACGCTGAGCAAATTATACCAGTAGTACTTTGATATTTTTGGAGGACAATCATGGAGGCAATAGTATACGATAACAAATTTAACATCGTTAATGTTATTGACGACTACCAGTCCATGATTTGGACTGAAAGATATTCTGAACTCGGTGACTTTGAGTTATATGGTGCAATAAATAGCAAGCTTGCGAGCTGCTCTTTAGGAAATATAGTAAGAGCTCCTGGGACGCGTCGTGCTATGATAATTGAATCCATTAATTACGATCTAGGAGCGGATACCAATAAGCTTCTCGTTAGCGGACGTTCCTTAGAAAGTATATTATACAGGCGTATTATATGGGATCAAACTATTGTTGGCGGCGGTCTCCAGGATGCTATTTATTCATTGCTATATACTAATGTTATTAATCCTTCAGATCCAAATAGAAAACTTCCATTGATATTTGAAAGATCTACTGATCCTCTTATCACAGATTGTAGCTTTTCATCTGCTCAGTTTACTGGCGATACAGTATATGATGCAGTGAAAGCTCTCTGTGATGCTTTTGAGGTTGGTTTTAAGATAGAAATGGATGACAGCAATCAATTTATATTTAACTTATATGCTGGACAGAATAGATCTTTTACACAGGAAAGAAATCCTTACGTTATATATTCTGAAGATTTTGATAATATTTTATCTGGAACCTTTAAGAATACCATACAAAAGTATTCGAATGTGGCTCTTGTGGCCGGTGAAGGTGAAGGATCAGAAAGAAGAAAATTAAGCTGTACAAATGAGTCAACAGAACCTTCTGGTATGGATAGATATGAAATGTTTGTTGATGCTCGTGATATTTCATCAACAACAGATGAAGGAACATTGACAGACGATGAGTATAATGCCCAACTTCAAGAAAGAGGAACTCAAAAGCTTGAAGAGGTTGAGATGGATTATACTTTTGATGCTCAGATTGATACAGTTAATAGTTATATTTTTGGAAAAGACTACTATTTGGGAGATGTTCTACAAGTAATATCAACAATTGCAAGAATTGACGCCCAAATAAGAATAACAGAATTTATACGATCATGTGAGAATGGGCAATACAATGCATATCCGCAATTTAAGGTTATTGCTCTTGGAGAGTATGAAGATTATTTACAGCATCCACTTGAGGCACAAAATGGTGATGTCATTTATGCTCAGAATGGAGAAGCTTTATTTATTGATTTTTAAGGAGGAAAAATTATGCCATTAATTGATGATTTACCCAGTAATAGCGTTAATGATAATACTGCATTGGTTGGTAATGATGAAACAGGCGGTGTTAAGACAACATCAAAGTTTGCTATTTCCTCCATAGCGAATTATATTTTGTCATTATTCAACAATTCATCTTTAACTACAATAAGTAAGAATATTGTAGGTTCTATTAATGAGATTAAGGCTGGTCAGTCTGCTTATATTTCTGGATTTGCTCTTGAAGATACCCTTGAAGCAGGTAATACTGAAATTATATTTGAAGACGAGAGAATACTAGAAACGAGTACTGGTATATGGTGTACATCAGAATTTGGGGTAAACCCAACAGATGTTGATATTTCTGCTGGATCTATAACTCTTACGTTTGATGAACAAGAGAGCGATCTTGGTGTAAGGGTGGTGATTCTATAATGGCTTACTATATGTGTCAAGGTGGATCTGGTGGAGGTTCTGCTCCTATTTTTTCTAAGACTTTAATTGCAAGTGATGAGTCATTAACTGGAACACTAACATTTACAAGTGATCCAGAAAATTATGATTTTATTGATATTGTTCTTGATACGGGTCTAGAAATAATAACAACGATGGATGTAATAAATAATATTTGGTTGTATAGCAGTAATAGAATATGTCTAAATACACCAAATACAAATCATTATGTATGCTATGGAAAAACATCTTCCTTGGAATGGACTAGATATCAAAATAGATATAGATATGTTACTAACGTATACGGACTAAAATGTACAAATGGTACTGTAACAAAAACAGTCGTTTATAATAAACAGGCAATCAATAGTACAACAATAACTGATATTTCTGCTAATTATAATTCATTTGATTTTGTATTATTTGCAACTGCTACTGGGGATTATACAGAAACTCAAGTAAGTAATTATATATATCATGGAAAAGGAATACCATTAATGTATGAAAATGGTGAGCAATTTAAGATTACAAAATATAATGGCATATTTGATATTAATATTGAGGAGGATAATATTGCTTCTTTTCCTTATGCTTTTTATATTTTAGGTATAAATGTTTCATGTACTCCTGGTACTGTTCAGGCCAAAAGTGTACTTCCTGATTTCAGTAATGGAAATGTAACAGTATCTCCTGATAGTGGTTCTAATGCGTTGTCATACGTAACCATATATAAGGATTCAACTCTAGTAGCTGAAAACGTTAAGAAAGCTGTTTCAATTCATGGTATTACTGGAACATACGAGCCATCAGGTGGCTTTAATAAACTATCTGTTAGTGAAGATGTAACAGGAATAAATACAGTTCCGCATTCGCTTTGGTCATGGAATAACACCAGTCAAAGTGCTGTTGAAATTCAGTTCTTTGGCATTTGTAAAACTGATACAAACAGTAATCAAGGCTTGTTATCTTACGGCGTTGATGGAGTGATATCTGACAATATAAATCTGACATCAAACTATGCGGAAAATAAAGTCATTTCAAGTGTTATTTCTGTTCCTGCTGGGTCTGTGTTTGATATATATGCTAATTGGACAGGAAGCCACAGCAACTGCGAATTTATACTTGATATTACAATTATAATTTCATCTGGAACATACGAGCCATCAGGAAGTGTTGAATATTTGTTTGAAGACGCCGATCTTATAGCTAATGAATATGTTGAGGGTTCATCAATAATACCTTGGAGTGGTTGGAGTAGAACGGATTATATTCCAGTAATTCCTGGGGAAACACTAAATATTGCAACACGAATTAATTCATCGTATAGTAGTTGGTTTGGAAGTGATAAGTCATTCGTTAGCAGCTTCAACCCCACAACATTAACAGGTGGAGCAGGTTGGGGACAGATAACTGTTCCAGCTGGAGCATATTACTTTATAATTTCTGAATCAAACTCAGTGATGTATCAAACTAGATTATGGAGGTAAGTATGTCTAAAGAAGTAACAATAGATGGCGTAACGCTTACACTTGATGACAATGAGGAGATCGAGTCCCTTAAGGAGTTTTATGGAGCTTTTAAGAAGGATAAGAAAGAGAACGATGAGGAGGATTGATATTTATGTCTAACAGCCCACTCGTTAATTACACTAAGATATCTCCTAACAAGACGAAGAATAGAAACCATAAGATCGACACCATAACAATTCATTGTGTTGTCGGTCAGGTTTCCGTTCGGACTCTCGGTGAGATATTTCAGACTAAGAAGGCTAGTTCCAATTATGGAATTGGTTATGATGGTAAGGTTGGCATGTATGTAGAGGAGAAGGACCGTTCATGGTGCTCATCTAATGCTGCTAATGACCATCGTGCAATTACAATTGAATGTGCTTCTGATATGAAGGAGCCATATGCTATTAAGCCTGTTGTATATAATAAGCTTATTGATCTGATTGTTGATATTTGCAAGAGGAACGGTATCGAGAAGCTTGTATGGTCTAATAGTAAGTCTGATCGAGTAAATCATAAGAATGGGTGTAACATGACATGTCATAGAGATTATGCTAACAAGTCATGCCCGGGTACTTATATTTATGAGAGAGAGGCTCAGATTGCAGCGGAAGTTAATAAGAGATTGAATGGTGATGAGCCAAAGCCGTCAGGAGGTAAGACAGTGACAGTAACAATGGATGTACTTAAGAGAGGGTCAAAGGGAGAGCAGGTTAAGACTCTTCAGAGATTGCTTAATACTCTTGGCTTTAAGGGTTCTAATAGCAAGATATTGACCGTAGATGGCTCATTTGGACCTAATGTAGAGTATGCTGTAAAGAACTTCCAGAAGAGTAAGAATATTGCTCAGGATGGTTCTGTTGGGCAGATTACCTGGAATAAGCTTCTTAAGGGGTAATAATGGCTTTTATATTTTTTAACCCAAACCCATCTCAAAGTTTTGTTGGCGATTGTGTTGTTAGGGCTATATCACTTGCTCTTAACAGAGACTGGGAGTCAACATATTTAAGTTTGGCAACCCAAGGATATTCAATGCATGATATGCCATCTTCAAATTCTGTATGGGGTTCGTATTTAAAAGAGAATGGTTTTAAAAGATACATTATACCAAACGAATGTCCAAATTGTTATACAATTAAAGATTTTTGTTCAGATTATCCTATTGGTCTTTATATTTTAGCTACTGGCTCTCATGTTGTAACTGTTATTGACGGCAATTATTATGATAGTTGGGATAGCGGTAAAGAGATACCAATATATTTTTTTAAGAAGGAGGCCAAATAATGGCTTATAATAATTATTTTCCACAGTATATTCCTTCCGCTGCTCCTTATGGTCAACAGCCACAAAATCAGAATGGTATTACTTGGGTACAGGGTGAACAGGCTGCTAAGTCATATCCTGTAGCAGCTGGACAGAGCATATTGCTTCTTGATAGTGAAGCATCAACTTTTTATATCAAGAGTACAGATCAGAGTGGTATGCCTCTTCCTTTAAGGATATTTGATTTTACTGAGAGAAAGGAACCTACTTCTGATATTAATTCTAATCAGGAGACGATGTTTATTACAAAGCAGGAATTTGAATCTTTTAAGAATGAAATTCGTTCTGAAATAAAGCAGAATTCCTATAAACCTCAGTATAAAAAGAAGGAGGATAATTAATGCCATCTCCTCTATACCAACAGCTACAATCACAGAATCAAAATCCGATGATGTCTATGATTGAACAATTTAAACAAAATCCAATTGGGATGCTTTCTAAGAGATATAATTTCCCTCAGACAATGAATAATCCCAATGATATTTTGCAATACCTGTTGAATACACACCAGGTGTCACAACAGCAGGTAAATTATGTTATGCAAATGCGTAACAATCCACAGATTATGAATTTGTGGAGAAAGTAGGTTTCTATTAGCTGCAGCGATGGAAATAAAAATTATTTTTGGAGGAAAACTCAAACATGGCTTTATCTAATGATAATGACATGGTGATGCCCGTAGCACCTATGTATGGTGGTTATGGGAATGGTGGATTGTGCAGTGGCTTCGGTGGAGACTGGGGTTGGATCATTCTGTTGCTCTTGTTTGCTAGTAATGGTGGATGGGGTAATGGCTTTGGTGGCTATGGTGATGGAGGCGTTATGCCCTATATGTGGAACCAGCAGACGCAGAATGATGTTAACAGAGGATTTGATAATGCTGGCATTTCAAACCAGCTTTCAACAATCAATTCTTCAATCGTATCCGGTTTCTCAAATGCTGAAGTTGCTGGATGTAATCGAGCTATGGATACTATGCAGGCCTTTAATGCTGTACAGTCTCAGTTGGCACAGTGCTGTTGTGAGAATAGGCTTGCTACGGCAAACCTTAGTGCAGATCTTGCTCGTGAGGCTTGTGCTGATAGAGCAGCAGTGTCTGATGGTATACAGAAGATCCTTGATCAGATGTGTCAGGACAAGATTGATGCTAAGAATGAGCGTATTGCAGATCTTGAGAGACAGCTTACAATGGCTAATCTCGCAGCTTCTCAGGGCGCTCAGACAGCTCAGATTCTTGCTGACAATTCTAGGCAGACTGCTGTTCTCGAGGATTATCTTAATCCTGTAGCTCGTCCTGCTTATATTGTTCAGAATCCTAATTGTTGTCAGCAGAACTACGGTTGTGGTTGCGGCAATTTTTAATTAGGAGGACTGATATTTTATGGCAGAATTTACTTATAATCCAGTTCAATTGGTAGAGCCTAATCAGAATGTAATCCTGAATAATTCTATCTCTTGTACAAAGGGGTATGTTTTTCATCGCAATGAAAGTGGAATTGTAATTCTCCGTGGAATAGTCAATAATAGTTGTAATACGTTCGCTCGTTATCAGGTAACTTTTAACGGAAATATTGCAGTGCCTGAAGATGGTACGGCGGGTCCTATATCTATATCATTAGCATTGGATGGTGAGCCTCTTCAGACAAGTACGGCTATCGTTACTCCAACAGTAGCTGGTGCATATTTTAACGTGACGTCTCCGGCAACTATTACTGTTCCTAAGGGATGTTGTTTCTCATTATCTGTTGTGAATACATCTCCATCAGGTACGACTACTCCAGCACCTGCAATTAATGTGCAGAATGCTAATCTTGTAATTACACGAGTGGCATAAGGAGGTGTCTAAGATGAATATTTTATATGAAATCAAGGATATGATGGAAGATGAACTCAAGAAGATTTGCAAGGCTAATGAAATTACTGGTTCTGACCTTGAAGAAATAGACAAAATGGTTGATATTATCAAGGATATTGATACTATTGAAGCTATGAAGTCTGTTGAACTCAATGGATATTCTGGTAATTATAGCTATGCCGATGCAAATATGAGAGGCTACTCAGAAGTATGGCCTTACAATATGCCAGTATATGCTCGTGATGCTAGAGGTGGAGAGTATTCAATGGCTAGAGGACGTGATTCTATGGGTAGATATACCAGCAGAGACTCTAATTATAGTAGGCATGATGCAAAAGATGAGGTAGTTGAAAAACTTAATGATCTTATGATGAATGCTCATAATGAAGAGGAACGTGAGAAGTATCGCAGAGCCATAGAACAGCTTAATAGATAAACATTAAGTTGGTGGGTAGGAGGTTTCGGCTTTCTACCCACTTTCTTATTTATATTTTAAAAGGAGTGATAGCCATGTCTGAAATAATTTGGACCGCCATTATTGCTTTAATAGGCACCATAATTAGTGGTATTATATCGGCGATAATGGCAAATAGGGTCACAGTGTATCGTCTAGATGCATTAACAAAAGAAGTTGAAAAGCACAATAAAGTAGTTGAACGTACTTTTAGACTTGAACAAAAAGTTGATGACATGGACGGTAGGTTAACAAGAGTTGAATCTAGTAGATAAGGAGGTAAATCATATGGTGATGAATGATAAGCTTTATGATATTCTTAAGTGGATAGCATTAGTAGCTCTTCCTGCAGTTGGAACTTTATATTTTGCTCTTGCATCCATTTGGGGTTTGCCTTATGGTGAACAGATAGTAGGAACTATAACAGCTATTGATTGTTTTATTGGTGCCCTTATTGGAGTAAGTACGGTACAGTATAACAAGAAGCTTAAGGGGTGATCATATGGCAAATTTTGGTCACAACGACACTAAGAATCTTGTAAATCTTGATGAATGGATTGTTCAGCATGAACAGCAGGCATCTACAGATGTTTCAGAATTAAAATCAAGGATTGATAACATTTGGAATGTAATTTATCCTGTTGGTGCTATTTATATTTCAACAAGTAATGTTAGTCCGGCAAGTCTGTTCGGAGGTACATGGACAGCATTTGCTCAGGGTAGGTGTATATTTGGTGTGAATCCTTCTGATTCTGATTTTTCTTTAGTTAAACAGAATGCAGGAAGTAAGAATTTACAGCAGCACACTCATACATTTAAAGCAGTATTTGATGCTAGAAATGGCTCAACCGGCGCTAAGAATATATGGGGTGTTACAAACACCACAGTAAGTCAGAATACTGGTGAATCTGAAAATGGTAAAGTTTATATTAGTGAAGCTTCTGGCAAAGCTGATAGAATAACTATTGAAGGTAGTACTGGTGTTACAGGTATTGGAAATAATGAAAATTTACCTCCCTATATAACATGTTATATTTGGGAGAGGATAGAATAATGGAGGAAAATAATTATGAGTGATACAATCGTAACTCGTCTTATTGAGAGGTATAGGGAGCTCGGAGGCACGGAGCCTATCCGTTCTAACGCATCTATTACAGAGATTCAGGAGCTTTTGGCTAAGCTTGAAGGCTATGAGGGTACATTCCCTGCAAATCCTAGAATTTCACAGATTATTGATATTTCTACATCTGAAGTAGCTCTTAAGGATATTGCAATGCAGGCCTTCTCACAGGATACTATATATGGCTATAATACAACAGATCTTCAGAGTGATATCAGTGTATCTGGTGATAAGATTATCGGAGAACTTAAATATCTATCTGATGGTCAACTTGTAGATGCTTTTGGAGCTGGAAACTTTATTGCTCTTGAGTATATTGAGAAGCCTGAAGGTGTAACATCAATTAAGATTGGTATGTACCCTACATTTAAGAATGGTGCATTTGTTTATGATGATAGTGGTCTTGGTGAGGTAGCTAACGATCCGGATAAGGGTGGTGCTTTTAAGGTAACGAATAAGGATCTTCAGTATTTTAAGATAGTATCTTCCGACGGAACAAAGGTTCATTCACAGTTGTTTAAGCTTAATAGTCTTGTATGTGAAGAAGCACCTGAATCTGAAGGCTAATTTATATTTGTTAGCGATCCCTCTTATAGTATTGACTTTTTGTTAATGTCATAAAGAATACCTCCTTTAATTCTCTGAAATTACACCCTAATGTAGACTATAAGAGGTTCGTTATATTCCTTTCGGTATAGCTCTCTAGTCCCGGCACTAGTCGAGGCTAGAGGGTTATGGCGGAGGGTTCGCTTTAAAATACTTCTTTTATTTTTTTTTTTCGCAT